ATAACTACAAATAACTACAAATAACTACAAATAACTACAAATAACTACAAATAACTACAAATAACTACAAATAACTACAAATAACTACAAATAACTACAAATAACTACAAATAACTACAAATAACTACAAATAACTACAAATAACTACAAATAACTACAAATAACTACAAATAACTATACCAATCAGGTTTAAAACAAGAACACGTTGGATTACAACAAAAGTAATTATCCAATACCATAGGATCATAGTAAAAACATTCTGGGTTACAACACCTTGTTTTTATCTTTTTAACATCTAAGATACCAACATCAGGTATTGTCTGAGTTGCATTAGGATGCAAATATAAATTAACATTTGTTACATACAAACACCCAGATGTACCATTTGTAATTGATGTAAGTTGTTTGTTTTTAAGTATTTCCCTAGTAATTTTATTACTTGTTAGTGTTGAAGCGGTTGTACAAGATGATGTATTATTTGTCTTATTCATTTTATAATTTTACAAAATAAAATAAATATACACAAAAGATAGAATAAACAAAATAAATATAATTATTTTGCGTTAATAAATAACTTATTCTTGTTTCACATTCTTACGATTTGTTTTTAAGAAATATTTAGTAAACCAATTTTTAAACCAATAACTATGTAATCCAAATGAAAGTGCACCAAAAATTAAAAACATCTTATTAAAACTAAATTTCCATGTTAAATAACCGTGGTAAAGTAGTCTTGTTAAAAAGAATGTTAATCCAAATATATTATCTTGCCTTAAACCTTTATTGTAATTACCACTACTTAGAAATATTGTTGGTAATTCTTCTATCATAAACAAAAAGTAAAATCCAGGAACATTTTTATAAAGTGCTATAATACTTACAAATGTATACACTATATGATGGGTATAACCTGATAAAGTACACATGTATTTATGATATTTATTATATCCAACATAACAGTCCATTATCAAATAAGATATAAGATTAAAAACTGATAATTCTAACATAAAATTATCATTAGAATTTAATCTTGAGGTGTACAAATCAACATCAAAACCAGACGCAATAAACTTATAATTAAAGTAAATGCTAATTAAAAATAATGTTGTAGATGCTTTTATTGATAAAATATAAGCTTTTTGTTTTTCAGTTATTTCTGGATTGCGTTTTATTGTATCACTATACATAAAATAGTAATCCATACAAAATAATGCTATAAAAGCGACTGATAATGCTATATTCATATATCTACTGTATTTTAATGTTTAAATTAACTATATAATTCAACCGTAACCTAAAAAAATACTAAAATAAAATGTAAACGTTTAAACATTTACATATTTAAATATTTATAAAACTTAATATATAAACTATCAATAAAAGAAATAGTAAAATTATAAAGGAGTACATTACAATTGGAAAAGATCTTGGAATAGATTCAAGTTTATCCGTATTATCTATAAATAATTCTACTAAAGGTTCTGTCCCATATAAATCTATTAAAATATCACATATATCTTTTTTTGGTATATTTCTTTGTTGAAGTATAACATTTACAATAGTTAAAAATTTATTAATTGGTATAATATTCTTTAATTTCTTCATTTCATCTCTACATACAGCACAATTATAATTAGACTTTGATAAAATCCACTCTATTAAACATCTTTCATGAATACATTGTTTACAACATTCTAAAACAATAATTGACATTGTATCATCAAAATCTAAACAAACAAAACATTCACTTGAATTAATATTAACATCACACTGCATAACACTTAATTCTAGGTAATCATCTACGGACATAATTAGATATAATATATCATAAACATTATAGAAAATAAATCATTTTTTAATTCGGTACAATATACGAAATTATTTTATTAATAAATAATAGAAACGATGTCAAACAGACTTGGTGATCATTATAATAGATATTCACAAACAAAATATTCAGAATATAATACAAAACAATTTGATCAAAACAGTTATGATAATGTTTGGAACAAAGAAAATAATACACAATTCAGTGTTAAAAATGAATCAAATATTGAATACGAAGAATATACTCATTATATAACTGTATCATCAAGAGACAGAGATAGATCTGTTTATACAAATGTTAATAATTATTGCATAACACTTCAACAAGAATTTAAAAATGTTAGTTCTGTAGAACTTGTTCAAGCTATTATACCAGCAAAAAATAATTGTGATGCTGAACCATATATTTTATTAGACATAGATGAAGTATCAGATGTTATGATTTCATCTGATAAACATATATCAGATTCATTTGCTATATTGCAACCAACTGCTCCAACTACATCTGCTGGGTTTATGCAAATTGATAAACGTATTCATGAAAATACAATTAAATATTATAAAACACCTAAAGCTAGTTTAGCAAAAATGACAATATCAATCAAAGATTGCAATGGAATATTATTTAATTTTGGCACAGACACTTTACCCCCTACGGTAGTTGATAAATCACTTCAAAATACTTTTGTTTTTAAAATTATAACTTTAGAAAAACGTCGTTCTGAATTAAATCACAGAGGAGTTTTTTAACTTACAATTACACTGTTTTAATCTTATATCTTATTTGATAATATACTGTTATTTATGTATATATCATATGCAATGTATATATAATATATACCTATAATCATATCTTTATAGGATACAGCAAAATCGTATATATCTTTTAATAAATATCGCTTTAATCTATAAGAAAGATAAACTAGTGCTACTAATAAGGTAATAGAAATACGAAACCATTGATAATATTTTTGATCTAGAGCCATTATGAGTTATTGTTTATTTATAGTAAATAAATAAAAAATACGTAATATTTACCATTGCCAAACTTTTACCAATTCAATAATACAATTATCTGGTACACCCTCCACTCTAAAATTTGCTAAAATGGTACTGTCATCATAAACTTTGTTTTGTAAAACTTCTTTATCATCTTTTGTAACTGTTTGCGTATGTTCAGGGCGTCTGGGTTTAAATTTTTTTGATTGGTAAGCAGTTTTAATCATATCTGTACTACATACAAACGTTTCATATTTTTCCATTATATTAAATGCATATAGTGCAAATAATATTATAGTCAATAATACCAAATATTCAGGTGTTACTTTCATTATATACTAATATATTAGAAATTAATTTTAATATAAATGTAAATGTAAATTTATTTTTTTTGTTTTAAAAATCTAGTACTAACACCACCTCTTGGACCAAAATCTATATTTTCTACACTTTTTACTGGATTAGGTGTCTCAATCCCACGTTTATCATCAAATACGTAAAATGATCTTTTATAATATTCTAAATCGTGAGGATTGCAACTTTGTCTATTTGTTTCGAATAAAGGTGTTCGTAAAGTATCTTCAACTTGTAAGTTTCCATGTGCACTTTGATATTTTGATGGCATAGTAGGAAATGGTAATTGTCCAAATTCGTTTTTAATATTTGGATTTGTCATAATACCACCTGTCTTACCGTAACGTAAAAACGAATCACCGTCCATTTTTTCAGCAGGAACAAATAATTGATCCTTCATTGTCATACCATAAAAATTTAGCTTTTCTTTTGCTTCTAATAAATCAACATGATTTGTCGTAATAAATTTTAATTTCTTATTGTTATCTTCACCTCTTTGCTGAATAGCACAAGGATCATCAATTGTTCTATTAAATTCTCTCCAATCTACTTTTTGAAAATCAGAATCATCAAAATTACTATTATATAGCATTGTATATACTAATCATAAACAAAATAAAAATTAAGAATCATTTTAAAATATTTATTAAAATACCAAACTAACTAAAATACAACTAACTCAAATACCACTTTAATCCAACACTTTTTGAAGTTGGTTGTATACTCGAATACAAGTATCAGATACATTATTTGCAAAACTATCAATTATTTCATACGCATATTTATCATATTCGCCTGTTTTTACTAATTGTTTATAGTCTAATACAATAGTATTTAACAATTGTTTATAGTCTAATACAATAGTATTTAACAATTGTTTATAGTCTAATACAATAGTATTTAACAATTGTTTATAGTCTAATACAATAGTATTTAACAATTGTTTATAGTCTAATACAATAGTATTTAACAATTGTTTATAGTCTAATACAATAGTATTTAACAATTGTTTATAGTCTAATACAGTAGTATTTACTAATTGTTTATAGTCTAATACAGTAGTATTTACTAATTGTTTATAGTCTGATACAATAGTATTTACGTAAACATTAAACTCTTCAACGTATAGATACATACACATACTAATAATAATTGTAATAATAAAAACCAATTGTAAAGTAACAGTAGACTTTGTTTTCTTTTCGTGCACATAACACAATGTTAAATTCCGCTTTTTATAATTTTTACATCGTTCGTATTCGCAATATTTAAATGCCTTCATATTTTAGACTTATTGTTGTAATTTTAAAATATGATTTTTTATTCAATTTTTTGTAAAAGTCTATTTACTCGACTCATTAAAGTCTAATTTGACATTGGGTGAATGAAATGTAAAGTTTACATTTTGTGACGTAATTGTTATATTTGAAACTTCACTCAATAAATGTGTAGTTGTGTTAAATCTTTTATTAATTAAAGGTTGTCTTTCCTCATCTTGAACATTTTCTTCTGTATCTTGTTGCAAATCTTCTCGTGTATTACCAATAGTCATCGATTTTTTAAGTAAAAAATTTGTTATTAAATGTATAATACCATTTGCTTTAACATTTCTAATATAAGGTAATATTTCACTAACTGTTAATAAAAATCCCGTAATTATTGAAACGTACAATGCCGGATTAGTTTGACTATCCTTTTCACTCATTTATTAAATTAATAAAACTATTTTTTAAATTAATAAAACTATTTTTTAAATTAAAAAATTGGTTGCCATTTTGAAAAACGATCATTCCAACTACATTTTAAAACTATTGTTTTTTTATCTTTAAATATCTCTTTTAATCGTTTTGATTCACTAACTCCTTTGACATATAAAATTCCTTCGATATTATTAGTATTAGAATTAAAAACATTATAAACATCTGTATATCTACCAATTTCTAATCTTTTTACATCATCGCTTTTAATTTTATCAACATATCTTCGTTTTGTAAACTTAGAAACATGTTCAATTGCTGTTATTTGATCTTTGTATACGAAATTTGTTTTAAAAATTTTAACAAAGCATGTATTTTCCATATCAAACATTGGATGAATATTTATAGTCATATGATTGTTTAATTCCTTTAAACATTCGATTTGTATTGACTTGACAATTTCATTCAATAACGTATAACGTAATTCAAATGAAACATCAATAATCTTTTTGTTTTTAATCAAAATATCAGTCAATAGATAAGAATATTTATTTTCCTCTTTGTACAAATAACCTTCTAATAAGAGTTCATCACTAAAAATTGGATCAATTTCCATATAAAAATCTGAACAATCATCCTTTTCAGAATTATATTGGTCAGGGAACAAATACAATATATTATACGAATTTGAATTTGAACTTCTGTTGAAATTTTTGTCTTTATCATTTACATTATTTGGTTCTAATAAACGTTTTTTGGTAATGAGAAGATAATATTTCTTATTATTATTTGGAATAATATAATCATAAGAAATTCCAGTATTCACATCCAAATTAATATCTGACCTATTATCTTTTTTTATCAAAAAATCATTGTAAGAAGTTAATAATGGTGATAAAATATTAGTTTTTAGAAAATCAGTTTGAGAATAATTAACACTTTTGTTTAAAAATGACATGTTTAGTTAATTATATTTAATTATATGTCTAAATGAAAAAAATTCATTTTTTTATGTATAATGTACGTGTAATTTAAAAATATTTTTTACATCTTAAAATTAGTATTAACACAATATGTCTGTGTGTTTAGAAGGTAATGTCTTTATAGACGGAGGTCAAGGACAAAATATCAACATAGTAACATCAACTATAGGAAACTGTAACATTTCTAAAAGTTCTATTGATATGCTGAATTCGGCTGGTTCATTACAAAATATAACCAACGTCGCTAATCCAATAAATCCACAAGACGCAGCAACAAAACAATACGTTGACAATTTAGATATTGTCATATCTAATGTAACACTTACAAACATAAACACTACAACTATCTCAAATTATATAAAAGGAAGTTATATTATAACAATAAGTAATCTTGTTTATAATGGACCATCAGGAATTTTCCACGTTACTAAAAGCGAAAGTACACAACAAGCTCATATTGTTAGAACAGTTGCATCACCAGGCTTAGGGACATCAGTATTTTTAAATATTACTTGGCCACAAAATTCTGGAATACTATTAAACAAAACTGGAACTAATTACAATGGTAGCTATCGTATAAAAGTTATGTAGGTTATATTTACATTCACATTATTTTACCAAATCATCTTTTAATTCTAACAATCGTTCTTTTATTTCAAATAATCTCGTATTTAAATCTATCAAATGTTGTTTTTTCTCTAATATCTGTTGAATTAAAACAATATCATCCTTCAATTTTGTTTCCAAAACATCCACCACTAAATTTAATACATTTATTGTAACAGCACCTTTATCATCTAAATTGTCTAGTAAATCGTCTGGTGAATCTTCCGGTAAATCATTTATTAAATCCTCCGATAAATAGTTTAGTAAATCGTCTGGTGAATTGTGTGGTAAATCGTCTGGTAAATCCTCCTGTGAATTGTCCGGTGAATTGTGTGGTAAATCATCTAGTAAATTGTCTGGTGAATCATCTAGTAAATTGTCTGGTGAATTGTTATGTAATTGTTCCATTACTATATCATCTTGCTTTTGTTCAATTAATTTCTTTTTATCATCATCTTCGTGATTATATTCATCTAAAAAATGTTTTAAAATGTAATTCATACCTATTACAATACTAACAAATACAGCACCACCGAATAATTCTTTTTTCATATATGCAATATAATAGTTAATGTTTAAACCAAAAAACATTAAGATTTAATTCTATATATCTATATATTTAATTCTATATATTTTTAAATTTATTTAAAAATACAACAATTTATTATTTTTTTATTAAACTTCTTTTGGTTTTAAAGGAATTGGTTCAGCTAAATCTGATAAATCATCGGGGTCGTCTACACTTTGAACTGGAACTGGTGCTTCTTGAACTGATGCTGGTTCTGGTGCTGGTGCTTGAGGATTTGCTTCTTGTGACATTGGTGTTCCTTGTGCAACAAATATTACAACTTTACTCAAAAGTGAAGCATCATTTAATGTATATGCTCCATGACGTTGTCCTTTATTTACACCTTGAATTAACAATTGTTTAGCCATATTTGTATCAATTTCTTTATCAGGTACATTATTCATAATAACATCCATAGCACGTTTTAAAATCTCTGCTTCATTAAGCAAATATGCACCTTTTTGTTGTGCAACTTCAATATATTGAGCTAAAATTTGAATTGAATTTTGATTATCTAAAGTAATAACAGTTGGTTCTTGTTCTGACATTTTTAATTTATCTTTATAAAAAAAAAGATATTAATGAACACACGTAATATTTTTTTATTTTTTTATTAAATAATTGCGGTATAATTGAAAACCAAAATAATTCACTTATATTAATTATAATGAAATCTGTTATAGGAGATCTTACTAGTGAAACAATTGGCATTATTTTTAAAGAATGCGAAAAAGGAAAAAACAAAAGACGTATAGAAACCATAACAAATAACATTATTAACATCGCATTTGATAATATAAAACCATATTTGTACACAATTATGGCTATACTCATACTTTTATTTCTTATAAATTGCTTCCAATTTTATTACTATGTAAAATTATTTATCACAAATTCAAAAATCACAACCGATATTAATAAGAATATTAGTAATATAGATATTATAGGACACACTGAATTATAGAATTTTATATACACCGTATTTTAATTATAGTATTTTATATACACTGTATTATATACACCGTATTATACATAAGAATTTAAATTATAAGTTTCTTCCCACAAACGGAAAACTTCTCTACGTCTCTCCAAAGATTCATCTAATCTTCCTTCATAATCTTCTAAAAACTTTGTATCATTACAATATTCTATAGCAGATTCTAAATGTAAACATTGTTTGTCCAATAATGCATTGTTTATCAAAAAAATCGTATCAACAAATTCTTGAGGAATACTCCGAAACAATTTAAACGATACAAATTTAGAATTAGCTTTAGAAATTTCAAAAGACAAATCCTTTAATTTATTTAACATCATCACCTTGTTCGTTTCATCATCCTTAAAATATTTACAAATTACGTATTTTTCTGAATTTGTAGGTCTACTAGTTTTTGGCTTATATATATAAACTTCATCATAAAACAAAAACAATAAATATAATAAATGAACACTTGTTTCTGTTAAAACATCAAACATTTTTAATATAAAATGCCCCCGTGTTTTTTGCATCGTCAATGCAGAAAGAATTTCATTTAATATCAATTGATAATGCAATTGTTCCTTATGATTAAAATCTGTACCCTCATCAAATCCACCATCTGCCGTTACTAAATAAAATGGCTTCTTTGATATATTTTTAATGTATTCAATATTTTCAAAGTTATTAATATCACCTGTATTATCCTTACCATAAGTTATACATAAATGCTTATTTAAAATATTTTTGTTATAACTTGGCAAATTATAATTCTTGTACTGTGGTAGATCCTTGTTTAATGAAATCGTATAAATTCTATAATTATCAAAACGCTTATTTTTCTGACGTCTTTTTACAACCGTAAAACCGTCATTTGTAACTTCAGGTTTATTATCAGTCTTTACTAAAGGAATCATTCTATCTACTTGTAAATAGATATTTGTCCCTTGGATAAAACCTCCAGGTGCCTCTGCACAATGTAAAACAATTTCATTTTCATCATAATCTTCAAAAATTTCAAATTCATTAATGATTTCCCAATATTTGTAAAATGCACGGTTTATAATAGGATCCTTTACTTGAAAATCATACAAATTAATATACCAACGTACTTTTTTCCAACTTTCACTATCTATATTGTCAATTTTATTTCTACAAACGTTTAATTTGTTATTATACCCATAACATTCCAAAGGACTTTCTGGTTTATCATCTTTTTTTAAAACAATTTCGACATTATCCTGTTTAAAAGAATTTTCTAAATCAAATCTGAACAACATAATTATCAGTTTACACTTAAATAATCTGTATTTTTAAATTGTTTTCGATTTTTTTTAAAGTTCTTCTATAATTAATGATACAAAATAACACAAAACACAAAACACACAAAACATAAAATACAAAATACAAAACACATTATTCTTTTTTAACTAATAATGTTTTTTAATGACATCTTGATACGACCTATAAATAATAATATGCCAAAAGAATTTTATAATAATAAAATCAAAATTAATAAAGAAAGTTTATTAACGTCCCCATAATTCAAATCTTGCTGTTCTATTTATACCTATTTGACCACCCCAATTTGCTCCACCACGACCCAAATCACCTGCACTATAACTTGCTTCTCCACCCATACCTATACCACAAAATGTATCACAGCTATTAAGCTCACCTGATTCATTATTAAATATAAATCCCCACTTTACTTTAACACTATTATCACAATTAAATACATGCTGATAAGCTCCAACTGAAGAATAACACCAACCACCGAATCCATTATATCTATATGGATTATTTATACCATATGTTTGCAACCAATTTGTAGTATTTTGATGAGGTAATCTAATTGTATTAAATCCTGTAAATGGGGTTGTTCTTGTAGTTTCATTCCAATTATTTAATAACCACGTCCAACCATCGCTCACAAATATACTTCCACCATTTTGACCGTATGGATTTGTATAACTTGTTGAGGGAATGTCTGGGAAAATTGCCAAGACATCCTTTACTGTACTGTAATTAAAAGTATTGTATTTTGCATCAGCATCGTTACGTGTTGTGTCACCTGCATTTAATGTATTTTTTCTTGTCCAGTAATTTGCAGAGTATTGGAATGTAGATCCTCTTGTTCCTTTCATCAACATCATCCAACCACCTCCATCATAACAATCATTCATTAAACAAGGAATTGGTGTACTAATACCATTTACCAATATATAATACACACCATCCTTATTTGTACTAGTCAAGTCCTTTATAATTTTAGCACTTTCTTGTGGGAAAGCTGCATCTAAACCTGTACCTGAAAATAAGTATCCCTGACCGTTGTAAGTTTGCGTACCACCAGGTGGTGTAAAACTAAATGTCAAATTTGCATTTCTTAAATTATTTTTAGTATAATGTATTCTTATTGGATAATAAGTACCAGCAAGCAATGTAACTGAATATGTTGCAACCGTATTAGATGCTGGTGTTCCAATATTATAATTCAAATATGTATAACTAACTAAAGCATTTGGGCCTATCCATAAGTAACTACCATCGTCGCTAGATAAACTAAATGTCCATGTGCCAGAAACTGTAGCTCTAAAGTATCCAAATATTTCCATTGAAAACAAATACGTAGGAGAATTTTCAACTATCTGTCCATTAGTAATTCGAGTCAAATTTGTTGTATTTACACAACGCCCAATGTTAGTATATGTATTTGTTGTATAGTAAGATATATCTCCACCAGAATCACCATTAAAATATTTCCATGTTAATCCATCTAAAAGTCCCTTTGGTGTAGCTGGAGTGATAGAATTATTCAATGTCATTGGAGTATATAAATTCAAGTTTTGTATATTGACAGAATCAGCGCTACCAGGACCATTATAAGCAGCACTATTATAAACTGCCATAACAACTAATCTAAAATATGTATATTTAGATGCAACATTTTGACCATTACAAACGACATATTTTTCAGCAGTTGTCCAGTCAGATACACCTATTGCTGTATGTAAAAGATGCCATGTACTATTGTCATTACTTCCAGCCATAACAAAGTTCTTTGGAGATCTTACCATACAGAGATTATCATTTTGTCTAGGATAAATACTAAATGAATTTAATGATACAGGATTTGGTGTTTGTATTTGAATCCAATCTCCTGCGTAGGATGTTCCAGAAACAGTTGTAGTAACAGCTCCAATATAAGCGCCAGAACTATAATTTACACCAGTGTGCCACATTCTACTTGTATTCTTTAAATTATTACCAAAAGCATTACTTGGTACACCATCAAGGTTATTATTATAAACAGTACTTGCAGATGCTATGTAACTTCCACTTAAAATACTATTTCCAGGTAAACTTTGGGGGGCAATTGTCATATCTAATTGACGAATATAACTAATAAAAGTAGCAGCTCCATTAAATACCTGAAATCCCCATGTTCCACCAGGTGCATTAGCCCAATTAGGATCAGAGTATTGTATAATCTGTGTTTCATTAAAGAACAAGGTCCAAGTATTTGTAGGACCTTTAACGTATTCTATACGAATGTCATTCCAAGTACTATTCCACCAATTTGTTGCTGAACTAGCCACATTTCCACCATTTGTTGTATACATTCTGATTCCCTGGTAATAATAAATCTCAAATGAAAATGTAACTTGGTAACCACCTGCCCCAAAGTAAAGCTGTATCCAATCACCATTACTAATATTAGCAGTATACAATTGATATGAAAATGTAAACGAGTCATAATTCATTACTGGTTGATTTCCAATATTACAATATGTACCTACACCAGGAGAACCCGGGGTTAATTGTAATTGTTTTAATGGATCTGTTTCACTTAACACAGGATAATACCAACTAGTTGAACCCCAATTCATTACATTATACCAATTTTTAGAATTTACTGTTGTAAAGGTAACTGGAGAGTCTGCTGTTAATGGAGCTGGAGGGAATTTCATTAAATTAAAGTTACTTGCATTTGTATACAATTTCCATTGGTCTAAAATCCACCATTCACAACCAGGTATACCAGATGTAACTCTGACTATTAATCTAAAGTACTTGTAAGCATTGCTAGAACCAGTTACTACAAATGTTTGAGCTGTACCATATACAAAACTTGCAGTTGTAGTGTCGTAAATATTTGTCCATGTACTGTTGTCATTACTTGCAGCAATTATGAAACTTTTTGCCCAATAACTCTGAGTTGGCCACCAAAAGTTTAAAGAAAATGAATAAAGTACAATTGGATTAGGTAATTGCATTTGTACCCATTCTCCACTTTGTGAAACACCAGATACAGTAGTACTAGTAGATCCTACATAAACACCCGAACCATTGTGATATTGACCAGGACTCCATATATTTCCATAACCTCCAACGTCATTGAATATTGTATATCTAGGACCCATATCAGGATGTGAATGTGTATTGCTAGATGTAACACTATACGCGCCATCGTAAACGGAACTACCAGCAAATGTTGTTGTATCTGCTGTCATAGAGTAAGGAGGAACTGCTATAACAGCGGCATTTACAGCATTCATTTGCGTAAATAGGTCCCAAGTACCTATCGATACAATTTCTCTTCTAACAGTTGCTCCTGAATTACCTATTTTATTAGCGATTAATCTAAAATACTTGTATTTATTAGTATTACCAGCATTACATGTAAAATATTGCATAACTCCTAATGAATGCGTAGCACCAGATGTGCTATGTAAAAGATCCCAAGTACTATTGTCATTGCTTCCAGCTATATAAAATGTAGTTGGTGTTCTTTCTAAAACTAAATTTACATCTTGTCTACCCATTAATCCGAATGAATTTAAATATACAGCATTTGGCAATCCAATTTGAAACCATTCTCCACTGTAACTTGTATTAACATTTGTTACTAAATTTTTCACTGCAGTACTTTTCGATCCAGTATAATTACCTGTAGTATAATTGTACGCAGTTATTTCACCTGCGTGGCTATTAGGATTATTATCAAACGCATAATATGCTACAATACCTCCCCCCTCTCCAGGAGCACTTTGGCTCGCAGTATATACACCATCTAAAATAGAAGTTCCTGTAAATGTAGTAGAAGCTGCCGTCATTGCTCCTGGTGGGAATTTAGTATTATTTTGAGCATTAACTGTAGTGTTGATTGTATTAACAAAAGGTGTATAACTCAATTCAACACGACGAATGTAACATTGCATTCCAGTAGTTGTAGTTCTTGCACCAATACCCCAGAAATCACCTGCAATATTTGATACCCAGTTTGTATTATTTGGATCGTTGTAAGTTAAAACGTCTTGACTTGCTACATTAACTGTCCAAGTATTCTTTACAGATCTATTATAAGTTATAGTTATAGGAATATAATTTTCACTAATGATTGTTACTGGAAGAGGAGAATAAGCTAATTGTTGACCTTGATCATTAAAAAGATAAATACCTCGTGTTCCAGTTACTCCAAAATAAATGTAATAAGATGAGTTTGCCGCAGTTCCTGCAGTTCCAGATGGTACAGTTGTTGAACTAGTAGCTCCACAATAAAAATAAAATCCATGATCAGTTATACTTGCCATATATAAAGAAAAACAACATGTAAAACTATTGTAATTTTGTATTCGTGTGGAATTAAATAATGTATTACTGGCATTAGCTACACTAGATGTTAAACGGAAATATTTATCCGGATCACTTATACCACTATCTATAGAAAATGACCCACTTTGATATGTATTTAAAAACGAATACCAATTTGATACATTTACAAGATAATTTGCTGGTGTATTGTAATTTAATAAATAACGCCCTGCAGCAGTATTAAGACTACCCCAATTAATTTCATCAGCCGATAGGGCATAATCATAAACACGAATGTCTGCTATGTATCCATTTAATGGTCTTGCATTATCACCACTTTTTCCTATAACAAGTCTATTTGTATTATATACCACTGCAGAAACAGATTGAACAAGTGAACCATTTAGATAATAAGCAACTGTCGTCGGTGTAAGAACAAAAGCAATATGATACCAAGTATTTAAAGCAATTGTAGATACAGTCATAGCTGTATAAGTAGATCCGTTTGTAGAATAAGCTGGTAATAAATTTGTTCCATTTGAATATATATCAAGTTGTATACCCCAGCCAGCAGAACCATTACCAGCACCATCTTGACTACAAAGTGTAGCAGGTGAAGTATGCGCAGTAGATGTATTATAAAAGAAAAAGCAAAATGTTAATGGCCAATTAGGCACGTCTTGTATATCAAGATAACTACCCAAATTACCATTAAAATACATTGCTTGTCCACCTTTTGACCCTTGTGAAAGTAAACTTCCATAACGAACAACTTTGTTGTTATAATCTGGTAAAGCACTAGGCATACTAGTAGTTGTGTTATACATAAGATGATTTGAAACAGAAGCAACTTGAGCATCTGTAAGAAAACTAGAGTAAACATATAGACCAGCTGTATTCATATTAGAATATGTATCACTTCCCCAAGCACTACGTCCAATCCAAGTATTTGACAATGTTCTATCTGTTAAAGCTGCAGATGCAGTACCTGAGCTTTGAGGTACACCATTTTTCAAAATTTCTGTTAATCTACTTGAGGTAGTGTGTCTAAATGTCCATACAGCCCATTCATTTTGAGTAATTACACCATTAGATATTATATCGAATACAAGAGTAGTTCCATTCCATGCACTAAATTCAATATTAGAAGTTGTACCCCCTCTATAAGCAACAATATTATTACTTGTTCCACTACCAAAATCAAAAATACGCTCATAATTATTTGCAGTTCCAGTAAATGCACCATACCAAATTGCTGTAAACCCACCGTTTGTATTAATATTAAATGTTTTACTACCAGCATTTAGATATTGACCAGTACTTAAACTAGCAGATACATTATTATTAGTTATAGAAACATAAGGAGGAATTGTATTATGTACTCCTGTACCACTTAATCCAGCATTTAAAACTGGATTATTGTAACCTGTAAATCCATTCCAACTAGTAACAAGCCCCCCAGGTGACATATTTGCCAACATTTGGGTGTCAAGTGCTACAACAGCACCAGCTGGTACAGCTCCGATGTCCTTTGGTACGTCTTTTATTTGTAATCTAGGTGTACTTCTATACATTTTACGTGTTATTGCGTCAGGTGTAAAATAATTTTGCGATTCTTTTAGTGTAAGTGTATTTTTGAAAACGATGATCTCGTTAATATTTCCAGTGTAAAATTCACTACTATCTATATTACGTCCTATATTAAAACCACCTGCACCAAGACTTAAAGTACTTGGATTTTCAGTTGTATAATTATAAATAGTACCATTGTCATTTACTACAACATTTCCAGAACTAAGACTATGATTACACATTAAAACTGTTTTTCTAGGAGTATAATACGAAATACCGTACATATTTAAAACATCATTTGATTGACCAGCAAAATAGAGTCTATTTCCATTAGCTATCATAAATGCCGCGCGTGTATTAGTAGAATTAGGCGCATTAGATTGTTCAACAATAACTGAAAACCCAACAGCCATAGGTGTATAATTACAAACATAGGTATAATTATCTAACCCTACCGTAAGAGGAACATTGATTGTATTGTATAATCCTTGAGCACCATCGTATCTTATATTGAGGTCTGTTGGATTTCCTGTACAAGCATAACGGTCTGAATCCGTTAACGAAGTACCAAAGATATATAATGTATATAATTGTCCAGTAAATTGAGTTTCTCCACCTCTTGCATCTTTACCTATATATTGTTGATATCCGCTGCTAGCAGTATACCCACTACCAGCTGCTGTAACCATCATATTATTATTTACATATCCAGTTCTATTTGTACCATCGTATTTTGCGACAAAAGTATTACCACTAACTGGCGTTCCTATATTGTGCAAATCATTACCATACCAATAATTACCATAATTTGGAAATAAACCAATTCCATTGAATTGACTGGTGGCAGTATTACCACCTGCTGCTATAATACCTCCATTAACTGGTATTGAACCAATTGATCCATGTTTTACTACAAATGTATATGGAGCATTCAGTGTACCTGTTGGTATTGGCCCTGCACTTGCTGTACCCATATTCAAAAATGAACTATTTGAAAAATCTAATAAACGTAATGTTCCATTGTAAACTGGTTGTAAATTTGTTGTAGATTGTGTAGCGTGAAAATTATTTCCACTTTGGTCATACCATGTATCAACGTAAGCTGTACTTGAACCAATCCAAGAAGTAAAACTTGTACCTGTTGCATTCGGGGATGTCCCTAAATTACCATAAACATCAGCGTAAAAATCACTTGTAACATTGTCAGCACTTCTTCTTAATCGAATTGTTGCACCAGTATAAGTTGAATTTGCACGGTAAAGAGCATAAATACCCCTTGCTGCACTTTTACCAGCACTTGACATTGTGTCTAAGATAGGTGTACCGATTTTAGGCTGTGCAGAAGTAGTAGATTGAATAACATCACGACCGTTACCAGTTTGATCGTACCATCTTGTAACGTAACCTATAGATCCTGCTAACCACCCGAGTAAAGTTATTCCAGCTCCATACACACTCGTTCCTAAATTCCCCTTAGTATCTGCATAAAAATCTAAAGTTGCATTATCAGATCCTCTACGGATATTAATTATTGGCCCTAAGTAATCTGCTCGTAGTAAACGTAATCCAAACGCGGCAGCTGCATTTGTTTGCGAATGAGTACTTAATTTATTGATAAAACATTCTTCAGGATAAAAACTATAAGTATTCTTGAGTACACTCATAGGCATACTTTGTTTTACACCAAGATCAACAGATCTAATAGAAGCAGAAACTGTCTGAGAAGTAGCACCATAGAATCCCCATAAGGTATTTTGATTACTTGCAAAGGTTGTATATGAACTGTCACTGTATGTTATAATATTTGTTCCATTAAGAGCTACTGTCCAAGTATTTGTTACACTAGGAGTATAAGTTACAGTTATTGTTTGCCATGCATTAGTACCAATTGAAGTATCACTTGATGCAGCAATTGTATTTGTACCATAATTTGTATATAACCTAACGACATTTGAACGAATCATTAAACTAACAGCTCCAGACTGACCACTTAAACCACCATTTGCGTCAAAACTACTAGTTGAATCTGTTGCACCAAAATATGCACAAATACTATTAAAATTACTTCCTGTTAGGTATAATTGAAATGTTAATGTAAAACCGTTTGATTTTGACAATTGATAATTTGAAGAACAATAATTTACATCATTCGCGGCTGTTATTAAAAGCATTTGCATACTGGGATCTGTACCAGTAATTGTAATAATACCGCTATTAGTACCATAAATGTTCATTTTTTGATACCAATTATTTGTATTTACAACTTTGAGATTGTTTCCTGACATTATATATAATACATAGATATATTTTTTATTATAATTATAATTTGATATTAATTTAATTAATATCAAAATTTTTATTGTATCTCGCAAATGTTGAATTGTTACTAATAAATAAAGTATTAAACGTTCATATTTTATAGTTTTGTACACTATTAATTCTTCTATTTCTTGAGCAATAAATCCAATATCTCCAGTATTTCTTTTACTTTCATTAAAGATGTACAACATCAAGTGTTATGTTTTTATCAATTGCCTATATATTCTTTTTTAATCGTCTATTCCAAAAAAAATACAATACTATTTTAAAAAAAAATTTTTTTGTTGTTGTCTAAAAAAATATTTTTTTTTGCATTTAAATACATATTAATCAAATAAACTTTTTTTACAAGTTATTTATATTAGCATGTCTTCTATAAAGTTAAAATGTCTTGACAATTCCGGAAATAATATATTTTTAGTTGATTCCGATACCGGTATCTTTGGAACAAATGCAATGGAATCATTAAACGCAACAACGGGAGCACTTAATCTATCAGGGGGAATTAGTATAAATAAATCTAGCAATGCTACTAGTATTACAGCCGGTGGTGCACTGACTATAGCCGGTGGTGCAAGTTTTGCAAAAGATGTACATATAGGTGGAAATTTAACAGTTTATGGAACTCAAACTCAAATAGTATCTCAAATCGTAAGAATTCAAGATAATTTATTAGTAGTAAATGCACTTCCTAATACTGGTAGGGATGGCGGTATATTATTTCAAAGATACCAACTTGAAAATGATACTGGATTAGGAGATGTTGTACAAGACACAGCATTTTTAACATCGTATATTGTATCAGCAAATAGTACAACTATTACATTACCAGCTTCTGTAAATTCATCTAATGATTTTTACAATGGATGTTTTATAAAAATAACAGGAGGAGTTGGAATAAATCAAGTTAGAATGATAACTGGATACAATGGTACTACCAAAACAGCAACCTTGAATACTAGTTTAACTACTACCCCAGTTGCAAATGATACATTATCCATGTATAATAGAATATATGCAGCTTATTATTACAGTGAAACCAGTGATAATTTTGTACTTGGATGGACAACAGATGACCCCAATTCATCTAATGTAACTGTATCTGATTATATCGGTTTACAAAGTGGTTATATAACCATAAATGATACTAGAAATGCAACTGGACTTGGTACTGGTGGAAGTTTTACAACATTAGGAGGTGCAAGTATAAATAAACGTTTATACGTAGGAGAAGATGCAACATTCCAAACCAATATTACAGTAGCAAATACTATAACTGCGAATTTATCTAATTCACAAAATGTTAATGTAACAAACCATTTAACTGTAGGTAATACTATTTTAACAACAAATCTAGTTTCAACATCTTCGACTTGTACTAATGTTTTAATAACAAATGTTACAAGTACTAATAATATTATAACAAATGTGACAGCTTCAAATTTAATATCAGAATCCTTATTGTCTACAAATACCACAATATCCAATTTGCAAGTAACGACTGGTATTACATCAGCTGCAGCGCAGATAACAAATGCGAATCTAACAAATGTAACAATATCATCTGCTGTTGTATCAAAATTAAATGCTATAGAAAATTCAAATACGATTGGTAATATTTACACTACAGGGGGTAATGTTGGAATTAATATAATATCACCTGAATATCATTTAGATGTTAATGGTAATGTACACGTTAATGCAAATTTATATGTAGATGGTCTTATTTCAGGTGGTACAGGTACAAGTAGTACATTTGCGTATCTTACTTTAACATCAACTGATGATGCTATAAATTTGAGTACAGGATCTCTTTTAACATATGGAGGTATAACCGTCCAGTCACCAACAGATGCTGATTCTGTAACAAATGGTGGTAGTTTTTTAACAGATGGTGGTGCAAGTATTAGCAAACGTTTATTTGTTGGTGGTGGAATTGTTTCTTTAAATAATTCAAATACCATTGGTAATATCTTTACTACTGGCGGAAATGTGGGTATAGGGACTACAGTTCCAGATTATAACCTTGATGTTTCTGGTACAGCTAGAATTACTTCAAGTATAACAACTAGTTCATTATTTTCTACAAATATTACAACAACTAATATAGTTGGGACTAATATAAGTGGTGGTGTTTTAAATTTAACTACAGGAATAACAACTGCTACTGCAAAGATCACAGATGCAAACATAACAAATATTACAACGGATTCATTAAAATGTACAAATGCAGCTCTTACAACTACAACAGTTGGTACACTTTTGGCGACAAATATTGTAAATTTTATATCTAATACGACAGTTACATCAACTGAAAATAACTATTCATTAACTTCTGGTGGATTAAATATTACAGGAGATGTAGTTTTATTAAATACACGATTTATGTTTACTACAACTGGTTTCAATGCTCCATCTATAAATGGTAGATCAAATGGATCAAAAATTGTATTATACCCACAACAAACATCTACTACAGGTGATTATTCATTGGGTATAGAAACTAATTATATGTGGTCTCAAGTTCCTTCTACAGAACACGGTTACAAATGGTATCAAGGTAATACTCTTGCAATGAGTATTTTAGGTAATTCTACTGTTACAATGCAATCTACTGAAAATGTGACTGGAGCAACTGGAGGATCATTGGTAGTTAAAGGAGGAGCTTTAATTGAAAAAGATGTCAAAATTAACGGATCATTATATGTAGATGGGCAAAATTTATCAAGTATTTTAGGTAATACTCTTATTGGAAGTTTTAGTGGAACTGGTGTAAAAACTGTAACTGGTATAACTATAGGTAAAACAATGAATAACACTGATTACAAAATACTAGCCAATTTAAGAACAACTACTGATAATCAAAATGTCTACACTGTTTCATTTAAAGCATTAACTACAACAACATTTGATGCTGTTATTTATAGAATAGATAGTTTAGGATCAGGGTGGACAGATCCCAATTTGTATTTATCTTGGCAAATAACTCATTAATTTATTTTATTTACTATAAATTTATTTCTTTAATAAATGTATAATAAACATTAATGTCAAGACAACCTGTTTCACAAGGTGATTTTGACAAATTTGCAGAAAATGCACAAAAAACATATTCAACTAAAAGTGAAATACGAGCTGCAAATTATGCGACTAAAGGAGACTTGGCAGCTTATCAAGTTAAAGGTAGTTATGCTTTAAAATCGGATTTACGTAATTATCAACCTAAAGGTGATTATCAACCTGCTGGTGATTACGCTTTAAATAGCACTCTTGGTGGGTACCAACCTAAAGGTAATTATCAACCTGCTGGTGATTACGCTTTAAATAGCACTCTTGGTGGGTACCAACCTAAAGGTAATTATGCTTTAAAAGATGATTTAAGTGGATACCAACCTAAAGGTGATTACGCTTTAAATAGCACTCTTGCTGGGTACCAACCTAAAGGTGATTATGCCATTAAATCAGAAATTGTAGCTGCAAATTATGCAACAAAGGGGGATTTAGGCGCATATCAACCTAAAGGTGACTTTCAACTTCGTGGAGATTATGCTGTAAAGTCTGATCTCGCTGCCTTTCAACCTAAAGGTGAGTATTTATTAAAATCTGAATTTAAAGCAGCAGATCCTGGTCCTGCAGGTCCTCAAGGTCCTGCTGGTAAAGACGGTTCCCAGGGTCCTATTGGTCCTGCCGGTCCTGCTGGAGAAGCAAATTTTTCTAAAGGTATTTCAACAGATGGTAATGTAAATGTAAAAGGTGACATTGCTTTTAACGGAGTAAATCCTTGGATTATTCATACACCAGATGATGATAGAAAAACAATGTATATTGCACCAAAAAAAGCAGATGGAAGCGATTGGGATTGGAGTAAACAAACAATTTATAATGCAGATGGAAGTGTAAACTTTAGCGGTAGTATTAGTGCAGCTGGCGGAAATGTAGCTGGAAAGTTAGGTACTGGAACATTACGTGTAGAAAATGGTATAAGTATGGGGGGGCAAGGAGAATTTAGTGTAGATTATCCTGATGTTCCAGGAGGTAGATTTGTAGTTGATAATCAAGGTAATATTAAATCTAGGGGTGATGCAAATATTGGTGGTAATGTATCAGTTGCGAGTGGTAAAGCAGTAAATATCCGTGATCAATTCCATGGTATGTCATTTAAGGATGCATACGATGGACCTGCAGTTTATGGTTATGCTGGTGGTGCTTTAGGTACTTCTCAACAAGATGATAAAGGTGGATATAAAGAATCTTTACGATGGAATCGTGATGGTGATGTTAATGTTACTGGAAAGTTTGCAGCCGGTAAGTTTAGTGTTAACAACGACGATAATGGATTAACTATTAAAGCCAATGCAGAAGCTGGTAAAGGTAGAATGCATATTACTAGTGAAGACGAATTATATGTATTAAACAAGAAAGGTGTGGTTATCGGAAAGGAATGGGGTGGGAATGGTAATCTCAATGTTCAAGGTGATACAAATATTGGCGGAAATGTATCAGTTGCGAGTGGTAAAGCAGTAAATATCCGTGATCAATTTCATGGTATGTCATTTAAGGACACGTATGATGGACCTGCCGTTTATGGTTATGCTGGTGGTGCTTTAGGTACTTCTCAACAAGATGATAAAGGTGGATATAAAGAATCCTTACGATGGAATCGTGATGGTGATGTTACCGTAGCTAGAAATGCTTTTGTTGGAGACAATGTTATCATGAGTGGTAAAAATTCTTGGATCTTACACACTCCAGATGATGGACGTAAACAATTATATGTTGCACCAGGCGCAGATGGTGGTAACTGGGATTGGAGTAAACAAACTCAATTTATGGCAGATGGAAATGTAAACGTTAGTGGTAATATTACTGCAGCTGGACGTAATATTCTTGGAGAAATCGACGAATTAAAGAATAAATCAGCTGTAACAGGAGCTGTAGCAAGTGATTTTGACGCATTTTCAAATGGTGACAATGCAACATTCTCTAAAGGCTGGAAAGTTGGAGGTGACTGGTATTGGGATCCATCAATTCGTGGTCCTGGTCGTGGTGGATTTGCTCATACTGAAAAGTTGGATGGTCTTGGAGAAGATTGGGATGACAATGATACTAGTGATAGAACTGCTGATATTGCTGTACCTGCTGGTATGAAATCCGGATTCTTATTCCATTTACCATGGGTTAATTGTAGACACTTTGATATATATGGTCTTTTAGCTAATGGTAAACAAGTATTCATTAGACGTGTTAACGCATTTCAAAATGTTAAAAATGAATCTGTAGACAATTTCCACGATGCTGCAGCAGTTGTTCCAATTACTCGCGTAGATAGATTTGCATCTATTCGTATTAAAGGTGTACGAGGTCGTATTCATTATATGGGTACTGGTTGGACTAAAAACAACCTTAATTCATATGCTTCAGGTGCAGATTCTGGATTTGTCTCAGCACAAAATATTGTAGGTGGATTTCCAAAAATTGTTGTAGGTGATAATATAACACCACCAAATGATTGGAGAGGTGCTAACTTTAAACGTAAGGATGGATCTTGGACACATTTTGATTGGAAAGACGATGGAAAGAATTATATCAGAGGTGATACTCAAATGGATGGTCATATCGGGATGGGTGCAGATAAACAAATTAAATTTGATTGGGATACTGATGGTGCACAAATAGGACTAAAAAATAATGGTGATAATCGTAAAGATTTAGCAATTATTTGGGCAGATGATGATGATGATAGAATTCGTTTTATTCATAGACATCATGCAAATGGTGAGAAAGAACTTATGTCTATGGATAGAAATTCTGTTTATATTGCAGGTGATACATATATTGCTGGACGTAATATTATTGGTGAAATAGATGGTGTTAAAAGAGGTATTGATTACAATCTTATTAGAACTAGAAATGATTCGAATAGATGTCTTGATATCGAATCTGCATCAAAAGATAATGGTGCAAAAGTCCAAATTTGGGATTGTCACAAGGGAGCAAATCAACAAATTATGTATAATCAAGGAAGCAAACAATTAATATTCCAACATAGTGGTAAATGTGTTGATGTAGAAGGGGGAGCTGATAAAAATGGTACACAAATTCAACAATGGGATTGTGATAAAGATAATTGGAATCAAAAGTTTACATATGATGGTGCTATCCAAGCTTATCGATGGGCTACAAACCCTAATAGATGTATAGATATCGATAGTAATAATAGAGCTAATGGAGGAAGAATTCAATTACATGACTGTAATTCCAGTGACGCTCAAAGATTTATTTAAAAGAACAAAATTAAAAATACAATTTTTCATAACTTTAATAATAAATTATGAAAAACTAAAAATTACACTTTACTTTACTTTATTAGTACGTTTATTACGTTTGTTTTCTCGTTCTTCCTTATCCATATCTAATTGTTTATCTAAAACTAATTTGTCAACTCGTTTTGAAAGGTCTTTTTCTTGTTTTTCAATATTCGCTTCCTTTTCTTCAACATCTGGAGTTTGATTAATAATATATTGTACACTATCACGTTTAATAATACGCTTTAACCATCTGTAAACATTAGGACGGTCTTTGTATAAACTTTTATATCCACATTTTAACAAAAGATTAGTATATGGAATATGACTAATATCAGCAATACTAAATTCATCACCTGCAATATACTGAACAGTTTCCAAACGTTTTTCATATACATCTAATACACTCTCTAATTCTTCAACTGCTCGTTTTACAACATTCATATCTGCACTTTCACCACGCCACTTCTTAAAAACCTTTTCATACACAATTTTACTAGCTGGAGGATTATAATTTTGAGATTCCACTTCCAACCAAATATCAACATCCGTACCCCCATACAAATCCTTATTTTCTGTATTGTTTTTAGCAATGTATCTCAAAATACTTCTAGATTCAAATAACACACGATCATCATATTTTACCACAGGAACTTTACCAAATGGTTGCAATTCTAAAAATTCTTTGGTCTTTTGTTCACCTCGCATTAAATCAATATGCTTAACATCATATTTTAAATCCAACTCTTCCAATAAAACAATTACTCTTTGAGTACAAGTAGCACGCGCATCGCCATAAATATCAACCTGAACCATTTTAATTTATAACATATAATATCCATTAATTTTAAATAAAATTAACAAATTAATAAAATATTTATTTTTACTTTTATTTGTAACAATTTTTAAAAGGCCTACAACTTGCTCGTTGTGAAAACCCCATCTTTTCACATGATGTTCGTTTACAATACGCCTTACTCCACTTTCTAGGCAGACGTTTATCAAATTTTCCCCCAGTTTGTTTGGGTTCTTCAATAGGCGTTTTAGGAGTTATTATACCAGATGTGTATTTTACAGGACTGTGATCTGCCAAACTATCAGGCGATGCAGGTAACAACTTTAATTCTTTTTTCCTACGCCTTTCATTTATTAATACATTGTATTCTTCAATAATCTTTTCAAAATTATCCAAAGACTCCTTAGCATTTGATCTTAGATCTTGTTTTACTAATAATGATTCTATAAATTCATTTATACGTTCATCTATAGCATAACGATTTTCATTATACATTGAAAATATCTTTGTGTTATTATTATACATTTCATTTATCATTACCATTGCTCTTTCTAAATTTTTACGTTTGAATTCATCATCTATTTTATAAGAAAAATAATGTCTACCATTGCCCAAACGATAAAATACAGCACCTAAACTAAATATATCCGCGCTTTTTATTGTATCTATTGTAACAAGTTTTCCTCCCGATAAAATATTTTTTACTATTTCAGGTGAATCATATTGGATAGTACCAGTTGTCGTACATTTTAATAATTTATTATCATTAGATGCACAACTTGCACCAAAATCAATAATCTGAATATCGTACGTTTTTGGATTTATTAAAACGTTTTCTGGTTTAATATCACCATGAGCTATATTTAATCGATGTAAATTATAGACTGCTTTTAAAATATTATGCATAATTTTTAATAAAACATTATGAGGAAGTGGTGTGTAATTTACACTTTCTTCTATTTGTAATTCTTTATGTTCTATGACAGCATTAAGTTCTTTCTTTTTACTTTTATATTTTACCATATAATCTTTATATTTCTGTTTTTTATCAGGATCATCTTGTATTTCACTCTTGAATTCATCTAAATCTTCATCTAATTTGTCAAGTTCATCCTTTAAATCTTCTATTTGATCATGTAAAATAGCTGGTATATCTAAAATATTTTGATTAATAAATTTATCTAATCCAATCGCATCAGTAAAAGCCTCTGTCACAATATTCATTAGTATATTATCTGGATTTGAACAATCAATAAAATGATCAACATAACACAACAAATCTTTTACACAACCAGTTTCACTCTCTGAAATTGTCCTTAAAATACCAATTTCAGAATGAATGTCTTCTAATTTAACACCATATTTACTTGATTCACCAGGATTTCTTATTTTAAGTTTTTTTAATACGTATAATTTATCATCGCCTGACTTTTTTGCTAAATAAGTCATACCAAAACTACCACTTCCTAAAAATTTTTCAATAATATATTCTGAATCTTTAGTTTTACTAGCTTTGCAATATTCTGTTTTATCAGAAATTGTCCAAAAATTTTCTTCTATATTACTAGTCATTATACATAATATAATATATATAAATTAAATGTCAGTAATTGATTAAAAAGTTATTTTAAAAGTTATTTTAAAAGTTTATATATACTTTATTGTACTTTGTTACACCATCAAATATGTTTCAAGTCGTTGCTGTAATTCATCACGTTTTCCAGATAGTTTTAAATCCACACGTTGTAAAAAATCTTTTAAGATTTTTATAGTAAATTTTACATTACTATCTTTTGCAGTATTGTAATCTTGTAATAATTGCTGTTTAATATCATTTCTTGTTTGTTCTAGGATTTCATTTCTTGTTGGTTCTAGGATTTCATTTTGCGTTGGTTCTGATTCTTGTAGTAATTGTACACGTTCTGCTTCAACACGTTCTTCTTCAACACGTTCTTCTTCAACAATCAGTTTGCTCAACTCCAATAGTTTTGTAATTAGGCCACGTTCTTCTTCAACACGTTCTGCTTCTACACGTTCTAGATTTTGTAAGTCTTCAGCTAATAAACGTTCTAGGATTTCATTTTGCGTTGGTTCTAGGATTTCATTTCGTGTTGGTTCTAGGATTTCATTTTGTGTTGGTTCTAGGATTTCATTTCTTGTTGGTTCTAGGATTTCATTTGTTATTTGTTCAACCGGTTTGTTAAACAATAACTGATCTTTGTACATTATAATATACCAATTATTGTATTCAACATTTTCTTCATTTGAATCTGTAACTGTTTCTGATCGTTTTTCAACTGTGTGTTTGTGATAAGTAAAATAAATTTGATTATTTGATTCTGAATATTCTGAAAAATCAAGAGGATCTTTGATAAATATTGGCTTGTATTGAATACGTAAATCATTAAACATCTTTTCTATAATAGGAATAATCTTTTCAGGCATATTATCCAATTCTACATTTTTTATATCGTTTTTATAATAACGATATTCAATACAATTAACAAGATCAACTATGTTGTACAATGAACTAATTCTTTGAACAATAATATTTTTTTGATGTAAATCAATTGTGTCAAAATCAAATTCAGTAGTCATATTATCAAATACTATTTGATTTCGAATATGTACATCAATATTATTCGGTTGTACCTTTTCAAAAACACAATATCTATTTAAAAATGAAATATTGCGTTCACATTCTTGTAATTCAACACCTGCCATTTTAGGATTATATAATTTTGAAAACAATTCTGTTTCAATACATCTGTATCCTCTCGATTCCATTCGTTTACAGAAATCATCAAAGTCTATAATCCATTCCTCCGAACCTTCTCCCAAAATATTATTTCCATTCAAAGTTATTTTTAAACTATTCCCAAAATTTGATTGTATTCCAAGAGATTCCCTTTCAAGAAGATATACAATTTCATTATCAATTTCATATGAAACTGACTTTTTATCACCAAACAAATTATCCAAACGTGTGTTATCCATAAATGTAACTATAAAATGCCCACCACGCTTTAATGTTTTATCCAACACATTAATAATATTATCCAATGTTCTTTCAGATTTAAAAAAATAATGCACTCCAAATTGACAACAGACAGTATCGACAGTTGACAAGGTATCCTTATTGCCTAATGCGGCAGTGGACAAGGTATCCTTACCACTGGACGCGAGTGTATTGTAAATAATATCTGAAGCATCATCTCGTGTCAAATCCAATTTGTAAAATTCATATTTGTAATCATTTTTAATTTTTGTAGTTTCAAGACGTCTTTTACATTCTTCAATACTTTTTTCAGATATATCATATCCGATAACGTTTCGAATGTTGTTGTAAATCCATTTGTGCATATCACCACCTCTACCTGAACATAATTCTAATAAACTTGTAGTGTCTTTACAGTATTTGTTATATAAATATTCCTTGATCTTATTATGATAGCGTCTCATTCTTTCAAAAAAAAAATCCTCATTGCCAGACTTGACATTTGAGTAAAATTTTAACAAATATTCCTTTTCAATTGGGTTATTGATATTATTCCAAATATCACAAGCAACTTTACTAAAGTTACCGTGTTTTTTAGGATTTACAGTTTTATCCCATCTAGTTCTAAGAGGAACAAACTTGTTTAGTGAAAAATCCCATCTAAACTCAATAACAGTATTTGTCTTGTATAATTCACCAGTTGTAGAATCAACTAAATCATCCGCAAAAGTAGTTTCATAAGTAATCGTTTTTGATTGAGTATCGTTTCCACATAAAGCATTTACATCAAATAATACGGTTTGTGTCTTGTGTTTAACTTCTTGTTGTATTTCTCCTTGAACATATAATTGCCATACTGAAATACCACTTGATGATTCACCATTTGCCCTTTTAGCATAAAAGTCAATAGTGTTTAATTCTGCTGGTTTCCATTTTAACAAATTTTGCCATTTTTTTACAACAGGATATGGTTCGTTAATAGGTGTAAAAATTAATCCATCATTTTCATAAAATTTTTGATCCACAGAATCTAATATTTTCTTTGAACCACTAAATACATTTCCAAAATAATAATGCTTAACATTAACAACATAATACTTAGAAGAGGATAAAGTCTTGATAACATGTGTCAAACGATCCAAACGTCGTTTTAAATTGTATTCTTGTTTACCACGCAAATCTCGGTTATTGTAAGCCAAAATATCAAATGCCAAAAAGTAAATTTTGTTATCGTGTTTTACCAATTCACCATCAATAACAGTTGAATAATATAATTTTTTAGAATTTTGATCATTACAAGAAGAAGATGTACTTAAATTATCTTCTTCTTGACTAGATTCTTCTGATTTACAAGAAACAAGATCTGTTTTGAATAACCTGTTTAAATTGTTGTCTATAAAATAAACCAACCCATCCTTGTCAATAACCAAGAAAGCACGCTCTCCATCTGCCTTGTCCGTCACTGAATATTCAGACTTGTATAATTTTGAAATTTTTTCCTTGTGTAAAGTTTCTGGTTGAGCACCAACAAAATAATTGTTCTGAACAATTGCTCTGTATTCCCCAACAACTCTTCGTCTTTCATTTCCTGGAATCACAAAAAAGTTGTCTTGACGATTTTGTAAAATAATCATCAAATATGTCATAATCATATTTTGATCCATAGCTGTTATTTCCATTTCAACTTCATATTTTGTTACACTTTTATAGTCTTTATGTTCTTTATGTACTTTATGTTCTTGAACAACTGTTAAATCAAGACTTCCAAATGGTAAACGAAAACTTGTTCGGTCCTTTGTTCTTACAAGAACAAGATCAGTTTCATTAGGAACACTTACACCTTTACGTTCATATGATACAGACATACGTAAATCATAATCATAAACATCATATTTACGAATACTTTGTTTCATCATAGTAGTTTCAGAATTATCATCCAAATCAACTATACGTTTAACGGATCCATTTTGACCCCTTGATTGATAAATAAATTCTTTGGTTCTTTTAACCTGTTGAGTAACGTTTTGTTTTTCAAACATACGTTTTAAATTGTAAAAACTATTTGTTTCCATATTAGAATCAAAATTTGTATGATGTCTACCATCATTAGAACGAGACTTGTCTTGATAAAATTTACCAAAACGAATCTCGAACTCATTATTCTTTGCAAGTGCATCTTGCAAAAAATTAAACAAAGTACGCATATTGTTATCACCGAAATTAAAAAAAGACGTCATATTGAGATAATTTCTATACAAATCCAATTTTAATTCAATTTTTTTATTAGACCGTATTAAATTATTTCCCATTCTAAATCACAAGCTAACAAAATATATCAGTCTCATTACTTTTAATTTATTTTTATTAAATTTTCATTAATTTGTTAACTTGTACTGCATTATCTTGTAATTTTTTAATTAACTCTTGTTTACTATTTAATTTAAATTCTAAGAGTTTTACACAATTATGTGTTTCCGGATATCGATGTTGAGAACAAAAATTTTTACTACAACTTTTACAATTTCCAATAATCTTTGAAATTTTATTTTTACAATCAGAGTATTTACAATTAGCCATCCTATAATATCTTAATAATAATAATAATTTTAAATAATCAAACAAAAACGCATTTTTATTAATTTGTATATTTGATTTATAGAATCTATTTATTTTATAGAATCTTCTAAATCATATCATTTTGTATTATTATTCAATTTAACGAACAATTATACAGCCATAGGAGCTTTGATGGCAGGATGTGGAAAATAACCAACAATATCAAAATGATCAATTGTAATATCACTAATTGATTTAGTACGAACTTCTGAATTTAATCGTAATTTGGGAAATGGTCTAAGTGATCTACTTAATTGTTCTGCAACTTGTTCTAAATGATTTTTATAGATATGTACATCTCCAACACTATAAACAAGTTTATCAGGTTTCATATTACAACGCATTGCCAAAATATAAGTCAAGACCGCATAACTAAAAATATTAAATGGATTTCCTAAAAATAAATCATTTGATCTCATCACAAAATGACAACTCAAATAACGTTCACCATTACGTTCTGTTACATAGAATTGGCATGTAAAATGGCATGGAAGCAAAGCTGTTTTATCAAAATCAGTAGGATTCCAATATGACATCATAATTCTTCTACTAAATGGATTTGTTTGCAATTCATTTTCAACATACGCCAATTGATCAAAACCGCCAATTTTACTCCTGTCAATTTCTGATGTATCTGCAAATGCTTGACTATATTTTGCACCAAAAAATCTCCATTGCCATCCATATCCAGGACCTAAAATACCTGTATCATAATGATGTAAACCCCTATCATCCAAAAAGTCTCTTGATGTATTTCCATCCCAAATACGAATACCTTTACGTTGTAAAATTTTTGCATCTGTATCACCCCTCATAAACCACAACAACTCTTCAATACAACTTTTCCAAGGAACTCTTTTTGTCGTAAAAAGAGGAATTGATTGAGAAATATCAAATGATATTTGATCTCCAAATATACTGATAGTTCCAACTCCTGTTCTATCTACCCTACTATTCCCACTAGCTAAAATTTTTCTTAATGTATCCAAATACTTTGTTTCATCCGTCACATAATTTCCATAACATCTGTATTCTAAAAATCTAAATGTCAAATCATTTTGATAATTCTTATCAGAAATTCCAATTAATCTATAACTTTGATCTAATGGTTCCATAAATGTATCTGGTTCAAGACCTATTTCTGGTTTATATCCTAAAACTTCAGTTAAAAATACATTACTAGGTTTTAACGTTGTAGAATTTAAAAATGTATTATAAATTTCACTACCACCAATCACAAACACATTAGCATTAGTCTTTTCGTAAAATTCCAAGAATTGTTCATATGTAATAAAGTAAACAGATTTATCAAAAGTTGTTTTACATTTAGTAAACAATGACTTTTTTGGATAAGGTGACAACTTTAACAAATCTTTATCCCTTGTCAAAACCAAATTTAATCTATTTTTTAATGGCCTGTTTTCTCGTGGAATAGAAAACCAAGTTTTTCTACCCATTAATACAACATTTTTGTCTAAATGTGAATCATTTGATAATCTATCGGATGTTATATTACGAAAATATCGTAGATCCTCTGATATTTTTACTAACAAATTTCCATTTCTACCAATTGCTAAACGAGACTTATAATTAACTACACTTGCAATTAAATTTATTGTCATTTTCACAAACTTTATATTTTATAAAAAGGATATAATTATTCATTTTTTTTATAAAAAGTAACTTACTTTGTCAAATGTAAATTCTTTTGTTTAATGGTGTATTATTAGAATTATATACATCCCCTATCGTTTTGTTAATCGTTTCCAAGTTTTCTGAATTTATATATCTCTTGAGATTTTCAAATTTTAATAAATAACCATGACATTTAGATAAAATTAATAATTCAATACCCTGGCATATACTATCTATGTATAATCCAGTATTTATTGTACTACCTAAACAATTTTCTACTAAATAACACACGTAATCGAATCGAGCATTTTTACAGTGTTCTATTATTTGATGAGTATTTATAATAACAAAACTTTTATTAACAAATCGTTTATTATCAAACTCTATTTGTTTTAACAACATTTTTAAATGCGTACGATCTTCCATCTCTATACATTTATTCACCAAATATTGATAATCCAAACCACTCGTTCTTGTCAAATACTTCTTTTTTTTTTCTAAAAAATATTTTAATACAATTGTCCTCTTATATTTTACCAACAGTGTTATTATAGAATGAATATAAACACCATCCGCTTCTAAAAAACCACTATAACAATGCTTTGTAAATAAATACTTTGTAAATTTTATTAGGCTACTATTATCAACTTTATAAGAAATAACACTTTTCATTAAAATTTTTTGCATAACATACGATATCAAAACAACCGGTATTGTAAAAAATTCCAAAATTATATCTACAAAGTCTTCATTTCCATAAACTAATAAATATTTCATATCATCAAATGATATAACGTTTGAAAATAAGGTATATGTGTCACTGTAATTAATCACTCTTGTATCATCTACACGAGTCATCCCCCCATTTTTATAATTACAATTTGATACAAATAAACGGAACAAACATTTATCACTAATATCATTATCTATCATATATATTAAAAAATCTACTGTACTTGCCGTAACATGTCTTTTAAAATACCAGTACATTTTTAATAAAATCCCCCCCTTTCTAGTTTTATCTGTATATAATATACTTTTATCAAGTATATTTATATGAAATGACTTTAATACTTTTCGTATAAATAATATGTCACAATAATCCTTGTTGTTTGTATAAATTTTATAATATTCTGTATTTGTTAATAATAATGATATTACGTCTTCTATACTCAAATATTGGGCTATCCCTTCAAAAATATCGTATACCTTTAATACACATTGTGATTTCTTATGTGTTTTTTTTAAACTCATTCCGTGTTTATATTTAATTATACATCATATAATATTTTTAAATTTAATACTTGACAATTAGTTTAAATTGGGTTTTAAAAATACGTATTAATATAATGTCTACAATTTTCGGCGTTGATTTTGGAACATCAAATAGTTGTATATCAATTATCCATAATGATAAAGATTTTCGAGTTATCCAAAATGAATATGGTAAATACACAACACCAACTTGTATATATTTCCATGCAACATCAGAAGATATACTTTACGGGGACCTGGCATTACAACAATCGCAATCAAATTACCCTGGAACTTTTATATCTAATATCAAACGATTATTTGGAATAACATTCGATGAATTTTCAAAAGATACAAATTTAAAATCGTTTTTTAAAACATTACATATTGAAAAATGCACTGAATCAGATTATTGTTGTATTGTGTTACAACACGATAATAAAATTCGCCGTTTAACACCACACTATATTTCAGAAATGTATTTACACTGGTTATTAACTACAACAAAATCAATTGTCAATGATGCTAGTAATGATATTGTAATAACAGTTCCAGTAAAATTTACAAACAATCAACGTATACTGTTAAAACAAATCCTCAAAAATATCGGATATAATCCAATAAGAATTTTAAATGAACCTACGGCAGCAACAATTGCATATACACTTACTACAAAACAATGTAATACAAAACAATGTAATACAGAAAGTGATGATTGTGAAAAAGTACTAGTCGTAGATTGTGGTGGTGGTACAACAGATTTTACATTATTGGAAGCAGATTATTCAAATATGTATTTTGAAGTAATAAATACTACAGGAAATCAGTTTCTTGGAGGTGAAGATCTAACTGATAATTTAACAACATATATACTATCAAAAATTAAATGTAATATGACATCAAAAATTACAAAACGTGTGAAAACAGCAAGTGAAACTTGTAAACAAAATTTGACCTATAAAATGTCAGATACTGTTGTCTTGGATATTTGTGATCAAGATTACATTATAAATGTATCTAGGAATATTTTAGAAACAATAAATGAAAGTTGGTTTAGCTCGTTTAGGAACTTGTTACTCGAAATATCAAATGATCAAGATATTGATAAAGTTGTATTAGTAGGTGGAACAACACGTACTCCCAAAATAACACAAATTATTAATAAATATCTATCAAAAAAAATAGATACAACGGAATCAAATCCTGACTATACAGTTAGTATTGGAGCAGCATATCAAGGATATTTATTAAATACAAAAGTTAATAAAACGTTTGATGTTACTATTATAGATACTATATCCATGTCACTAGGGATTCGAACAGTTGGAGATATAATGACTCCTATTATATCAAAAAATACAATGATTCCGTGTAGTCATACTGAAACTTTTGTAACAACAGATTCCGAAGAAACAATTGATATTGAAGTTTACCAAGGCGAACGACGTTTTGTTAAAGATAACCTAAAATTAGGTACTTTCTACATTAACAGGTCAAAAATAGAAAAAGAGACTATTCAAATCACATTTGATATAACATCAGATAGTATTTTAATTGTAACAGCTAGAAACATGGATAATAATACAGAAATGTCTGTTACATTTGATAATTATTTAACAAAGAAAAACAGTAATAATGTTATTAATTCATATGTTTATTCTGATGATACTGATAAAATGGTTGATATGGAACTTTCTAATCTAATTTTAGCCAAAATTGAATTGTCAAACACTGTAAAATCAAGACGATCAATAACTGAAAGTCAATTATCCAATGCTAGTGAGAAAAGTATATTAAACAATCCAGTTAAATATGCTCAATATACTGATTTATTAAAACGAGCAGAAGATACAATAGATAATTACACCAATTACACAACAGAATATTTTACAGAATACATGCAAACATTTGAAAGGATTTGGAACGAAATCAACTTTTTGTAAATTAATTTGTTTTAGTTAATTTACCATTTTTTATTAAATTTCATCTGAAAACTTTGATCTTATAAATGTTTTTAGTATTTGTAATTCTTCATTCGTCTTTTGTAATTCTTCATTCGTCTTTTGTAATTCTTCATTCGTCTTTTGTAATCCGACCTTTGTCGTTTGTAATTCTCGTGTTAAATCTTGAATAGATCCAACTAAATAAGGTAACAAACGTTCATATTTTATACATTTGTACTGTTTATTATTACTAATATCAGTAAAATCATCTACAGCACAAGGCGCTATGGCTTCCACTTCTTGTGCTATAAAACCTATATCATCAGATCCTCTCTTTTCAATATTCGAAATTAAATCGTTCCATTTAAATTTTACAGGTCGTAGTGTATTTACTACGTTTATTGCATCAATACTTTGTAAATCTTCTATATCTGTTTTTAATCGTCTATCTGATAAATTTCCAAATGAAATTATATCTCCTGTACATGTTAAATTTCCTGAACTTGTAAATAAAGCAGAACCATTTAAATGTAACATACCTGATGGTGCAGTTGTACCTATACCAACATTACCATAGGTAGTAAAGATATTACCTAGTGTGTTTGAATTTCCTAAAGCCAACAAACTTGTAGTAATTCTAGCTGTACCTGTTACATCTAAATTATTTACAGGATTTACAGTACCTATACCTATGTTACCATTTACTAATAAATTTTTTGATATAGCTGCGCCTCCATAAACGGATAACGCACCACCTGTACCAAATCCTACAGCATTATTTGTTGTTCTTATGCTAATCATTTTATCAAATGTAGACCCACCCATTACATAAAACGCACCAGGATCAGTTCCTATTATACTACCAACTGTGTTAGTTAATTGTATAGAGTTTAATACATATGTACCTTGAGTACCAGTCGTTAAATTAGAATAGGTTCCAGTTGTTGTTATTTGTGTTACACTATATCTGAATGTGCTACTTATAAAATTTGAAACATTAGTTGATGTATATTGAACTTGGCCACTACTTGTTATATTAAATTGTACTCCGGTTATATCACTTATTGTAGTTTCATATAATTCCCATCCTGTTTCTGATTGATTAGCTTCTAATGTAAATAGTTCATATAAATTACCACCACTTGTTTTAGCTATGGACACGGTTAACTGACAATTAAAATAACGAGTTGTTGAATTATTAAAAGATAATCCTGTAACATTTGTAGGGGAAGATACATTGTTACTAGCTGAGAAAGACCCAGAAAACATATTAGACACACCTAAATTTAAATTGTTTGTCACAAAATTACCAGATGCACTAATATTGTAATTATATTTTTTAGACCTAGATGTCATTATTATTACAATAAATAGTTAAAAAAAGTTTATCCAATAAACCCATTATAAAATACTAAAATCAAACTATAAAAAATTATATTTACTTGGGTTTTAAAATGAATTGCAGATGATAAGATACTACATCTTTTTTATAAACAGCAAAAGTGACAAAAAACAATTAGAATCAGATATAACAAATTATGTAAGTCAAAAAAGATCAAAAAAGATCAAAAAAGATCAAAATTAGGGTTGTTTATAAATTGTAAATTATTGTTGTGTATATTCTGTAACAAGACTACCATTACTATTAGTATGATTCCATTTCTTAATATGGGAATCCTTACGTTCTCCTATAACCATCCAATTAATAATGTCTGTACTATTTTGATTTTCACAAATAATATTAAGAATATTATTAGTTAGTGTTGCTCTGACACGATCAAATGAATCATTATTTTGTAAATAGTATACTGGATGTTTACACAGTGCTTCAAATGTACCTTGTGTCATTGCGCAATCTTCTTCTTGTACACAGTCACTATCAATATTAACACTAGCAATACCATTTTGAAGTTGAACAGAACCTCTATAAATAAGATCACATCGAGGACCCTCAATAAAAGAGTGTAGTAATCTTTTTTTAGGATCATCCTTTACCGGATGTATAATATCAAATGTACCACTAGTTTTTGCAATACTACCACCAGGATATACCTTAAAACTTTCTGATTCATAATTTTTGCCATTAAATGCTATAAAATAATAATTAGATGTACTCCCAGAGCCTGCATAATAATAACCTTGTACAGCTATACCATAATTAGTTGATTCTGTTTTACCCAAAAATGTAGTGACCCAGGGTTGATATCCTCCTATGTTTGGGGCATATACACCAAGTGGCTGAACATTTTCTGAAGCACTATGATTTATATTCACTCTTGTATTTATTGTAGAAACAGATGAAGCTAAAGTAATTACTTCTGAACCAGAACAAAAGAAATGCATAATATCATCTGTTTTTATACGAAGATCTCCATCATCATAAATCTGACTATAATTACTCCCCCAATTTAATCCAGCTCCAGTACTATTAAAATTAATAGTACCATTCCCTATAGCAATACCATTATTATTTGTATAAATATCAGTACAATTAAGTGTTCCACAAAGAAATGCTGATCTATCTGGATATGTTTTAACCCATGTACCATCATTTACATATATACCTTTACCATATGTATCATTATAAAATCCAGTTTGTCCAGTAGTTCTTAGCCAAGAACCTATAGCACGTATATCTCCATTTACATCTAATCTATACCCTGGACTTGTAGTACCTATACCTACATTACCACTTGAATCAATTTTTATACGTTCAGTTCCAGCTGTATATAAATACATAGAATCATTCGAATGACCATATAATATTCTACCTCCAAAGTCTACATTGGGATATGTAAAATCTATATAACTATTATTTGCAGAACTTGCTGCGCAAATTTCTATAGAAAAATCATTAACACCACCTTCTCCCATATGAATACCTCTTACAGATGGAACACTTGCCTTAACACCCATTACATGCAATGCACTCAATGGATTATTTGTTCCAATACCTACATAAGTATTTCTTAAAGTCATGGTCTCTGTATTATTTGAATATAAATATAATGTACTTGTCGCACCTGCATTGTATTGAATATACATATTTTTATCTATGGAACTAGTACTATTTCTAATAACTCTCATATCTGCATATTGGTCATTTGCAGCTGTGTCAAATCCTGTTAATCCAGAACTTCCAGTAATAGTTAATTTACCATTGAATCTACCAGTACCATATACATCTAAAGTATAACTAGAATTTATACTTACATATCCTACTGACGTATCTGAATTGCAGAACAAATGACTTCCCAAGTTTCCTGCTGCGGGTCTATCTGCACAGTAAATTAGACCAAAGTTTGGATTAGACGTAATTGTTCTATTAGTAAAAATACTTGGTTGACCTGTACCTATTGTTAGACCATTAACAAATCTACCATTACCATTAATATCTAAAGTATAACCTGGACTAGTTGTACCTATACCTACGTTTCCGGATGCATCGATACGAAGTCTTTCTGTATTTGCTGTACTAATTGCTATATATTTAGAAATAGATGAACCAGCTAAATTAATAATAGATTGATTTGGTGATACACCAGAATTCAATGTTAAGGATGTAAAAATAGAGTTTTGCGAGGAAGCATCATTTGCAGATATAGTTAATTGCCCAGCACTTTTAATATAATAATCAGCATCAGAATCAGTTGTTGGTCCTAAACGAATATTTCCACTAACACTTAAAGATTCGCTTGGATTTGTTATACCTATACCCACATTTCCACCTGTAGTAAAAACGTTACCCACAGTATTTGAATTTCCTAAAGCTAATAAACTTGTGGTAATTCTAGATGTTCCTACAGTTTGTGTTGTTATATTAGCATTTGTAATTTGTGCAATGGCAGCTGTAATGCCTGTACTAGCATTCAAGGTTGCTGTAGTAATGTTCGTTGAATTTTGATTTGTATTTAACAAAGTTGCTACAGTTTGTGTTGTTATATTAGCATTTGCAATTTGTGCACTGGCAGCTGTAATGCCTGTACTAGCATTCAAGGTTGCTGTGGTAATGTTTGTTGAATTTTGATTTGTGGCTGTTATTGTTCCTGCGGATACATTTGTTTGACTAATGTTTGTTGTGGTGATGTTCACAGTTGTAAGAGTTCCAGCAATGGATAAATTACCACTTAAACTCATCGATCCACCAGTATAAGTTGTTGCAACAGCAGTGCCAGCAGAAATTACTGTAGTAATTGTATTTGTATTTAACAAAGTTGATGCTGTAATGCTTGTTACGTTAAGATTAGTTATTTGCACATTGGCAGCTGTAATACCATTTGACGCATTCAAGGTTGCTGTGGTAATGTTTGTTGAAACAGCATTTGTATTTAATAGGGTTGATGCTGTAATGCTTGTAACATTAAGATTAGTGATTTGTGCACTCGCGGCTGTAATGCCTGTACTAGCGTTTAAAGTTGCTGTGGTAATGTTTGTTGAAACAGCATTTGTATTTAATAGGGTTGCTGCTGTAATTCTTGTTACGTTAGCATTTGTTATTTGTGCACTCGCGGCTGTAATACCATTTGACGCATTCAAGGTTGCTGTGGTAATGTTTGTTGAAACAGCATTTGTATTTAATAGGGTTGCTGCTGTAATGATTGTTACGTTAGCATTTGTTATTTGTGCAGTGGCGGTTGTAATACCTGTACTAGCATTCAAGGTTGCTGTGGTAATGTTTGTTGAAACAGCATTTGTATTTAATAGGATTGCTGCTGTAATGATTGTTACGTTAGCATTTGTTATTTGTGCAGTGGCGGTTGTAATACCTGTACTAGCATTCAAGGTTGCTGTGGTAATGTTTGTTGAAACGGCATTTGTAACAGTTGAATTTGTAGCGTAAACTGCACCAGTTGTTAAACTTGTTGTTATTCTACCTGTACCAGTTACGTCTAAATTATTTACAGGATTTCCAATACCCACTCCTATATTACCATTTACTAATAAATTTTTTGATACGGCTGCACCTCCATAAATAGATAAACCTCCACCTGTACCAAATCCTACTGCATTCTCTGTTGTTCTTATACTAATCATTTTTTCAAATGTGGATCCTCCCAAGACATATAGTGCACCAGGATCAGTGCCTATTGTACTACCCACAGTATTAGTTATTTGTAAAGAGTTTAGTATATAAGTTTCTTGTGTAGCGGTATTTAATGTAGAATAACTTCCAGTATTTGCAATTTGAGTTGCAGAAAATCTGAATGTACTACTCACAAAATTTGGCACATTTGAAGATGTATATTGCACTTGACCAGTACTTGTTATACTAAATTGAATACCTGTAATATCACTCAAACTAGTAGCATATAAATTCCACGTAGAATCTGTTTGATGTCCTTCTAGTGTAAACAATTCATATAAATTACTCCCAATACTTTTAGTTATAGTTACTGTTATTTGACATTGAAAAAAACGAGTTGTTAAATTATTAAAAGATAATCCTGTAACATTTGTAGCGAGAGATACATTGTTACTAGCTGAAAAAGACCCAGAAAACATACTGGAAATACCTAAACTTAAATTATTTGTCTCCAAATCACTATGAACATTATAATTAAATCTTTTTGGTCTAGATGCCATTATTACAATAAAAAGTTAAAAAAAGTTTGGCCAATAAACCAAATATTAATTAATACACTATTAATTAACATTACATACGATACCCGTTTATTTTATTTTATTCCGTTTTATCACATTTGCAACAACAATTACACTTTTCATTTAATCTTCGTGTTAAATGTTGTATAGATGCTACTAAATATGGTAATAAACGCTCGTGTTTTATACGTTTGTACTCCACATTATCAGCCATATCCTGGAATTCTTCTACTGTGTATGGTGCTATCTGTTCTACTTCTTGAGCTATAAAACCTATATCTGATACACCTCGCTTACCAATATTTGATATCGTATCACGCCACTTGAATGTCACTGGACGTAATGCATTTACTACATCAACAGCATCCATTTCTGACACTGTTTCAATATCTGTCTTTAAACGACTATCTGAAAAACTTGCAAATGCTATCACGTCATCTAATACTGACAACCTACCTGCTGTATTTAACTGCATTAATACTGTACTATTTGTATTTACTTGAAACAATGCACTAGGACTTTTTGTACCGATACCTACATATCCATTTGTATCTAACACTATACCATTCAAACTTGTATTTAGAATGTATAATTTATCACGGTAGTTTTGAGCTTCACTAGCACCTCCCAAACCTATAAAAAAAGTTTGACTAGGTGTTTTAAATTGCATAGTAGCATAACCTGTAGCAGATGAATTTTCTAATATCATTGTATCTCCTACATTACTAGCTTTTACATGAAAAGCTAAACTAGGATTAGTTGTACCAATGCCTATATTTCCTGTTAATCCATCAATAAATAATCTTGTATCGGAAATAGATGCATTTGACGTATCGTTAGCTGTATTGACTTGAACATGAAAATTAGCACGTCCACTATTGGGTGCTCCTAGAGATATTGATTGTAAAGCTATTTTTTGATATTGTGATGTTGAAGAATGTGAAAATACTAGTCTATTATTACCACCATCATCTATACCTGAAAATAATAACGAAGAAGTTGTACCACCGCTACCACCATTTAATCTACTTGTTCCATTTACATCTAAAGTATAACCTGGACTAGTTGTACCAATACCTACATTACCAGATGTGTTTATAAATATTGCTGTAGTACCCCCATTTACATTAAATAAAGTACTTTTAGGACTTTGAAGGAATAAATTGTTTTGTAATGTACCTCCATATGCTGAACTACCTAGTCCTATAAAAGATGTAGAATTATCATTCTGTAGTTCTAAACATGCATTACTTGTAGAACTAGCATTTTGAAGCCTCATAGTATTTCCAGTACTATTAGATACGTGAAGTGGTACTGCTGGATTTGCTGTACCTATACCTACATTACCATTACTAAGAATATTGACTCGTGGGGCACCATTTGTAAAAAGTCTTATACCTCCATATCCTGAAAGATAGGACATACCACCACCTACTTCTGCTGGATCAACTATCCAAGATAAGGAATAATGCCCGACTACATTTCCAGAATAAATAAAATTATCATTTGGGCTTATTGTAAGTTTATTACCCATTGGTATTACAATATCACCTCGAACATCCAGTTTTGTCAAAGGACTACTCGTACCAATACCTACATTTCCACCGGTAGTGTAAAGATTTCCAAGTGTATTTGAATTTCCAAGTGCTAATAAATTACTTGAAACTCTAAGAGTAGCAATAGTACTAGTGGTTACATTTTCATTTGTTATTTGAGCACTTGCAGCTGTAATACCTGTACTAGCATTTAAAGTTCCAGTAGAAACATTAGTTGCAGTTGCATTTGTAAGAGTAGATAAACCATTTAAATTAATTGTACCTGTTCCATTTGCACCACTTGGATTAACCAATGATAATGATGGTCCAAAACCACCATAAAACCCCATAGTTAAACTATTACCCGTATTCCCATTACCATAATAACCAAATGATAAATATCCTGAATTTTTATAAGGCCCACCCGGAGTAACCCCTTGTCCTATATAAAGATTAGTTGTATCATTATTTAAATTTGGTTGAACTAATGTTAATAAAGTTTGCCCACCAGCCACATTAGATGAAATTATAGTATTTCCAGTTGATACATTTGTTCCGACAATATTTGTTATAGTAGAATTTGTAGCTGAAATGGTACCAGCAGAGACATTTGTTTGGCTAATGTTTGTTGTGGTAATGTTCACAGTTGTAATAGTTCCACCGATGGATAAATTACCACTTAAACTCATACTTCCACCAGTATAGGTAGTAGCGACTGCAGTGCCGGTAGAACTAGTTGTTGCAACAAATGTACCAATTGTACCCGTGACTGCAGTAACAGCTCCACTTAAACTCAAACTTCCACCAGTGTAGGTAGTAGCGACTACAGTTCC